TGGCCGCCTTGGAGTACACGATGACGCCCTCCACCTTCCGACTCCCGAGCATCCTCCTCTTGGCCTTGTCAACGGCGCTGACAGCTTTGTCAACGGCAAAGGATAGCTGGGCAGACCACTGGACTTACTTTCATCCTGAGGCTGTCATCAGCTACTCTTGCACCGTCTCTCCCATCTTGCTCGCCTTTGGGCGCGACGCCAACGAATACCGCAACGTCTACGCAGCCGAAGCCCACGCCGAGCGTGGCTGGAATCTTGGCCGATGGGAAATGACGCTCGACTACTTCCCTCTGACCTCCAAGGGCCGCCGCTCCGCCCTCTCCGCGTGCGGCAAGTGGATGGACGAAGCCGAGCGCCGCGTGGCCGCCGCCAAGCCCATTGACGCCCATCCGGGGAAGTCCAAGTGAAATGGCGTGTCCTCGACGTTCCTGATCCCAAGGACACATACAAATTCAAGCTGGCCATGCGTCTCAACTCGCTTGGCTCGCTCTACTTCTTCATAAAATCCACTCTCCAGCGCAGCAAGCTCTCTCCCACCTTCCACAAGCCTATCCTAGAGCGCCTGGAAACCGACGTACCGCGCTACCTGATCGAGCTGCCCCGCGATCACTTCAAGACCGTCATGGTCACGGAGGGCCGAACCATGTGGCGCGCCCTGCCATTCAACGACAGCGACGAAGCCGCTATGCGCGAGTTAGGCTACGACGACGCCTGGATCACCTGGATGCGTAAGTGCCACGATCCCAGCCGGCGCACGCTGACCGTGAGCGAAGTCATTGGCAACGCTGTCCTGATCGGCGCGCGCATCGACTGGCACTACAAGGACAACGCCCTTTTCAGGTTCTGCTTCCCCGAAATCATCCCGGACTCAAAATGCTCCTGGACCAACGAGAGCAAAACGCACAAAGCGGCCTCGCATGGCCCAAACGGCGAAGGCACATTCGATTACCTGGGCGTGGGCGGCGCTCTTCAAAGCCGTCACTACCACGATGTCAACGAGGACGACGTTGTGGGAAAAGACGCCCTCGAATCCGATCTCGTGATGGCCAAGACCATCGACTACCACAAACTCCTGATTGGCGCGCTCGTCTCCTTCCGCGACGCTAACTGGACAGTCGTAAACAATCGGTGGTCTCCCAATGACCTCAGTGGGTGGATTCGGGAAAACCAGCGCGAGTTCAGAATCGAAAGCCATGGCGCGTTGGGCGGCTGCTGCTCCGAGCATCCCGCCGGGCGCCCCATTTTCCCTGAGGAGTTTAGCGTCGAAGACCTGGAAAAGATTCGCCAAGTGCAAGGCCCGTACATCTTCTCGCACCAATACCTCAACCTTGCGGTCAATCCCGAGGAATGCATCTTCAACAAGGACTGGCTGCGCTTCTATTCGCTTTGCGAGTCGCCAATAAAAGTGGGAAGCTACTGGTTGCGCCACGACGTAAAAGACGGAGAGACCATAAAGGACATTGATCCCAGAACCCTCATTCGCAGCATGGTGGTCGATCCGAACCACGCCGGAAGCGAAGGCCGGGCGCGCCATGCAATTATAGTTACGGGCTTTGACCCTGACACCGATCGCATCTACTTGCTGGACATTTGGGCGGCCTCCATGAGTTATGACGATCTCATGGGAAACATCTACAAGATGGCGGAGCGCTGGAATATGTCAGAATTCTGGTTGGAGACCGTAGCGGCCCAGAAGTATTTGAAGTATCATATCGAGTACCGCAACAAGATTGAGAACCGGAAACTCCATGTCCGAGAGCTTAAAAGTGAGCATGGAAAAAACGCTAAGCGAACTCGCATCGAGTCTCTTGAACCTCTGTTTCGGGAGGGACGATTTTGGGTTCGACGGGACCAATCTCTTTTCCTCAATGAATATTACGATTACCCTGGGAGCCGAACCGTTGATATCCTTGACTGTCTCGGGTACGCGACCCAAACCTGGAACGCCATTCACGCTAAGCGAGTGCTCGATATCGTGCGGCAACGCCGCGAGCGCTGGATTGCCGGACGAAAATCAATCACTGGCTACTGAAAACGAGGAGATTGTAGGATGAATTTCAACGTCTACGACTACGAGGGCATGGAACGCGCCTGGAGACTGGCTGTTCCCGGCGATACCATTACCATCGTCGTGCAGGACCGCTCCAGCCATGGCATGATGCCGCCCCTGCCCAGGCGCAGATGCCCCGTGCATGGGCGCAGCTACGAACAGCCGCCAGAACAAAAACAAGAATGGAGCGGGTGCTGCTGCTGACGGGAGACAAAAATGAAAATCTACTTCTGCAATATATGCAAGCGGTGGTGGGAGCGCAGTTATTTGGGAATTTCCTGCTTAGTGAGACATCCCGAAGGAACTTGTTGCCACTACATGGAAAAGGAGATAACGGATTGGGACGTAGTAGAGGTGATCGGCTAATGCCAATGCCTATCCCCCACAATCTCACCATTCGCCCTAACGCCCATGCTGGCCGGTCTCCCTACCAGTTCGAGGTGGTATGCTCGTGTCAGTGGCAGTGCCTGTGCGATACTATTGAGAATGCAGAGGCGGCAGTAAGATTCCACCGCGCTGTCCATAAGGTGCCGGATGCCGAACAAGCTCCAGACGGTCAATGTAAAGTTTAGCGCCGAAGTCGAGACCGCGATCGAGCACCACATCGAGGATCACCTTCGCTGGCTTAAGCAGGCCCACCGCGAGCTGCATACCGACCGACTGCCCAAGTGGCGTCGCATCTACCTGGGCACTCCCGCGGAGATGACCCGAAACTTCCCTTTTCCCAACGCCGCGAACACAGTCGTCCAGGTGGTAGGCGAGACCGTCGACACGATGGTCGCCCGCGTCATGGGCCTGATCTATGCGACGCATCCGCTATGGCCCTTCCAAAACTTCGTGAAATCCGAGGACACCGAAACCAGGAAGAAGCTGGAACAGCGCCGCCAAGTCATCGAGAACTTCATGGACATCGTCGGCATAGAACCTGACGAGCTGAACCTCCAATTCGTCGAAGCCTTGTGGTTCACTGACGCCGCCAAGCTAGGCACAGCCTTCGTCAAGATCGCTCTTGAACACGTCGAGGAAGCGGTAGTGGTGGGATACGACGAAAGCGGCAAGAGAATCAGGGGCAGGGACGAAACTGTCCGCTTTGGCCCTAGGGTGTGCAAGCTTCGCCACGAGGACGTCCTGGCCGATCCCACAGCGCAGACGCTCGAAGACTCAGACTTTGTGGCCGTCCGCCACCCCCTGAAGCGCGTCGCTCTTGAGGACCGGGCGCACCGCGACATATACGATCGGCAAGCAGTGGAGAAGATTTTGAGCTCGCCCGACAGACCCAATCCTTCCGAGGGACAGCGCGAGGAGCTGACGGACCAGGGCATCGCCACTGGCGGCTATCCCGACGTTACCGCCGAATGGGACATCTACGAGTGTTATTTCCCGTGGTGGAACGGCGGCCACAAGTACCGCCTTGTTTACAGCTATCACGAGAGAACTCGAACGGTTCTGCGCAAGATATTCAATTTCCTGCCAAAGAACGAGCTTCCAATCAAGCGCGCAAAGCTCGGCTATCGCACAGACGGAATGTACGGGCACGGCTATTCGGAGCTGCTCGAAAACTATCAGGAAGAACTCTCGACAACGCACAATCAGCGCCTAGACAACGCGACCGTGGCCAACGTTCGTGCCCTCCGCGTGTCGCCAAGGGCGCGGGCTCTCGACGCCAACATGGAACTGTTCCCCACCGCCGTCCTGGTTGGCGACAAGGACGAGATTGAGCCGCTCCAGGTCGGCGACGTCTATCCTTCGACTTTCAAGAACGAGGAGATGACGCTTGGCCTGGTGGCCCGACGCGCCGGAATAACTCCGGCAATCTCTGGCGCGGGCACAGGCGGTGTAATGAAGCGCCCCAACGTGTATTCGAGCCAAGGAACGCTGGCGGTGATGCAGGAGAATAACTCGGTGGTGGGATTCGCCACGGCAGAGTTTCGCCATGCCCACATCATGCTTGGCTCGGCGCTGACCGCTATCTATGGGCGTATCGGAACAGGGGGCAAGGAGCAGATGTTTGGCCTGGACGCCCCGCTGTTGCAGGAGGCTTTCCAGGAGTTTGAGCGCAATCGGCTGCGCATTCCAATTCGAGCAGCCACTGGCAGCCTAAACCGGGAAGTTGACAAGCAGACCGGTTTGCTCATCGCTGGATTGATGGAACGCTTCTACACGGCAATATCCCAGGTAATGCAGGCGATCGGCAACCCCATCGTGCCGCCCGAGGTCAAGCAATACCTCATCAAGCGGGTGGTAGCGAGCGAACAGCTTCACAGAAAGGTTTTGAAGGACTTTGGCTATGACCAACCCGATCTCTACGTCCCCGAAGCGCCCGTCCCAAAGGAGGGAGGAGCAGCAGGAGGCGCTTCTCAACAACCATCCTTGGGGGGAGGTAATGCGCCTGCCGCCGGCGGAGGTGGAGACCGCGTTCCGTTCGGAAACGTGGAAGGCTATCTCTCGGGCCTTGCGCCTTTTGCAGGAGGCAGCCCTCGCTAAGCTCCGCGATACCCGGTTGCCGGCATCCGCCCGTGACGAGGCCGCGGGGGAGTACAATATCATTGAGGATTTGCAAAGTCTACCAGAGTTGCACGAAAAGTGGCAGCGGGATTACTTTAGAAAAAAGGAGTCTAAGTAGCTATGGCATGGCCGTTTGATAAGAAGCCGGAAGACGTACAGGTGGGAGACGGGAAGCCCGAAGTTGAAAGCAAGCCTCCCGAGAAGACCCCATCGGAGTTAATCGCAGAAGCTCTGACTCCGCTCACCCAAAAACTTACCGAGTTGGGCGACCGTTTTGCCGCTCTGGAGCAGAACGTTGTGCGTCGCCCTGTTGTCGAGGAGCAGCAAGCGGAGCGCCCTACCGTGGTCAGCGTGCTAGACGACGAGAACGCCGCCTTCAACCAGCGCCTGGGCCCAATTCTTTTGGCGCAATACGACGTAGCCGCGCGGCTTGCCCGGAGCGATGTCAAGAATGAGTACCTCAAGGCAGGGTATGGCGAGCTGTGGGATCAGTACGAGCCAGAGATCAACAAAGTACTGGACGCTACGCCCCTAGCCACGGCGGAGGGCAAGCCATTTCGCGGCGATCCGCAATACATCCGCAATACCGTTGATATGATATTCGGACGGGAAGCGCGCAAGGCGGGGATGCGGTTTGATGGCAAGTCCAGAAGCTTCTTTCTGGAATCGTCCTCGGGTGGAGACGGAAGCACCGCCACGCCAATCAATGACGGTCTGACCGAGGGCCAGCGCAGATTGCTGTCACATATGAAGGTCTCGGTAGAGGATGCAAAGAAGGCAATGGCTAAGCTGAAGTTCGTCTCGTAGGAGGAGCGATGAGCGAAGGAAATGGACATGCACAACAAGTGCCCGAAGCGGGCACGCCTCTGGTCAGGATTGTTATTGACTGGATGCCAACGCAGGGCAGAATCGAGATTGGCTGGCCCCAGGTCGACGACGTGATCAAGCTGGGCCTGCTGGAGATGGCTAAGCAAGTCCTTGGCGAGCAACGGGCTAGGCAAGGCATGGCCGCAGGTAACAACATCGTGGTTCCCCAGGTGAGGCTGCACTGATGAAGGCCGCTAGCCTGATTTGCCCGGATGTGGAGCTGCTTCTGGTTGAAGCAGTTCGTGACCGACTTTATGGTACGATAGAGATTAGGTATGAGTCGGGACGAGTAGTCCTGATTAAGAAGTCTGAAACGATCAAACCAGCTGATGACCGAACCAGTCGGAGTCAAGATGGCGAAAATGAATAATCCTTGGCTCTCACAACGCAAGATGGCATCAAGCGCGCCGCCAATGTAGTTTCTGACCTGGGCACGACGGACGTTAACGCTAACGTCTCCGCGGGCACTTCCGTCGAGAAGTTCATTTCCCCTGAAGCGGCCATCCTCTTCAACAAGGCCATCGTGGCCAAGCCATTGATGGTTCCCGAAGTTTGTTCTATCCGCGTAAAAAATCACGAATACCGCTATCGCTGGGTCAACCGCGACGGCCAAGGCGGACGTATCTACACTCAACGCAGGGCGCAGGGCTTCACCAACGCGACCAACGACGACGTTGAGGTGCAGGGCGGCGATGTACAAGCGAAGGACGGCGAGATTCGAGCAGGCGACCTCATTCTGATGAAGATTCAGGCCGACCGATACGACGCCGCGATCAAGGCCAACATGACCAAAGCCATGGTCTATGGCAACGCGCGAGGCTTCTACACCGAGGGCGGCTCAAGCGACGTGATGAGCGACGCGGTTCCCAGCCGCAAGACGATTTCTGCTGAGCCGGGCGCACGCACCGGTCTTGCCAAGCCGTTCATTCCCGAAAACGCAGACGCTCTCGTGAATGACTCAATCAGCAGTGGCAGGGTAAATGAAACCCGCGCTGTGATTGATGAATTGCGTGCTAAGAAGGAGAAATAAGTCATGGCGATCACGGCAATTCCTATCCTTCCCGTGGAGTCGATCTCGGGCAACCAGTTTCGGGCATTCCGGCTGATTGAAGAGGCGGGGCAAACATTCAAGGCGGGCACTCCTGTCTCGATCGCGGCAGGCGATGGCGGTGTCCAGGCGTGGGTGGCCAACACGCAAGGGCCAGGGCAGGGCGGAATCTGCGGCATCAGCTATGAGGCCGCCTCGAACCTAAGCGCGACCGGCTCTGGCGCCCCGACTCCCTTTTCTCCGTTCCTTGGCATCGGCGCGGTTCAGGGCACGTTTGGCTCGGTTCCAAATCAGTCCAGCGCCAAGAACATTGCTCACGGCGCCCCGTTGAACGATGGCCGGGTGGGATTCATTCTTCCGACGCCCGATACGATTTTCTCGGCGGTGCTGGGCAACAACGGCAATCCTGTGGTGCCCGCCAACACGGACGTAGGCAAGCAATACGGCCTGACGCTCGACACGGGCGGCAACTACTGGTACGTCGATCGTAACAAGACGACTGCCGGCACCAACACGGTTCTCACCGTGATCGCTTTAGATTTGCGTGACGTTCCTGCTGCGGGAACTCGCGTGCTGTTTCAGTTCCTTTCCGGGGCAGTGAACCTGCTCGGATAGCAGAACGTAGGAGATATGGCGCCATGATGGTTCGTGGTCAATTTGCACAAACACTGGCACCTGGTGTTCATCACTGGTTCCTGCACTTCCTCGATCTTCAGATGCGCGAGGAGCAATATACCCACGTCTTCAACATCGAGACCTCATCGCAGGCGTATGAGGACGAAGTCGAGATGGCTGGCGTTGGGGCGATGCCTGAGAAGCCCGAGGGATCGGCGGCAATCTACGATGACATGGTCCAGGGCGGCACCAAGCGTTATCTCCACCTGACCTACGCGCTTGGCTCTCGCGCGACCTGGGAACTGATCGAGGACGACCAGTATGGCATCCTCAGGCAAGTGCCCAAGGCCCATACGCGGTCGGCAATGTTCGCGCGCGAGCAGGTGGCTGCCAACGTGTTCAACCTGGGCTTCTCCACGGTTCTGTCGATCGACCAGGTTTCGCTGTTCAACACGCAGCATCCTCTGCTTGGCGGCGTAGCGGCCACTAATCTTGGTCCCGGTCTGGCCAACGTCATCTACGCCGCGGGAACCTATCCCAATCGGCCATCGCCAGATGTCGATCTCTCGTTCACCGGCGTGCAGCTCATGGTGAACCAGTTCGAGCGTTTGGTCGACTCGCAGGGCATTCCGGTGCGCGTGAAGCCGCGCTATATCCTGATTCCTCCTGAGCTGAAGTTCATCGCTCGAGAGATTCTCGGCTCGCCGGGCAAGCCGTACACGAACGACAACGAGCTTAACGCGCTGCTCGGCGAAGACTTGAAGTTCCGCGTGATGAACTATTTCACTTCGCAGAGCGCATGGTTCGCAGTGGCCGAGAAGGACTCTCACCAGTTAAAGTTCTTCGACCGTCATCCAATCGACACCGATTACGACGACGACTTCGACACCCGATCCACCAAGATCATAACGTTCCAGCGGTTCTCTGCTGGAGCGACTAGCCCGATTGGCGTGTGGGGTAGCAACGGTCCGTAATAAGGAGAAGGCATGAAGAAAGCCAAGGCAGTCTCAAAGGACGCGATCAAGAAGGCCATGAAAAAGCCGTCGGCTAGGCATGGCCTGGACAACGCGCGCAGGCGGAGAGGACGATGAGCGAAGGATGCATTGTGAAATGGAGTGAGCGCCGGGGGCCAGCTCCGCGGCATAATCGTCCTGCGCACAAAGTTTTCGTTCACGCCGGGCGCGGCGGCCACATGGGCCCGACGCTGACCCTGCGCGAGCACAACAAGATGACAATCAAGTCGACGACACCTAAACATCGCAAGAACGGATAGCGAATGCAGCTACATAGCCAGCGACGGAACGTTTACGAGGTTTGCCAACGGTGCGGCGTGACGTGGCCGCTCTCCAAGATGGACTGGCAGAACGGAATCCTCGTTTGCCACCCGAACCGTTGCTATGACAAGGGCAAGATGCCAATCGTAGGAAGCCGCGAACTGGCGGTGGCGAGGCAGGTGGCGATTTGGCGGCACGAGCTGGAGCCTGACCCGAAGATAACGTCGCCTATCGAGCGCAGGCAAGATGCGGTCGACGTGATGTATTAGAGAGGAATCATGGCGAGAACTTTTGGAGCATTGCTTTTCTACAGCGCGGCGAACCTCAACCTTCCGACGGCGCAACAGGGCACCGCCGCGGGACAGTATGCCTGGGTCCGCAACGGCCTGGGCGACGTCTCGTTGAACAACACCGCAGGCGTCTCCACCGTCCAGATTTGGGCCGACCTTGCGGATTACAAGCGCCCTTACGTCACGTTCCCCGCAACGCCTGGCCAGGGCACGCTCCTTACCTCAAACGAGTTTCAGGAAGTATTTGGCACTGCCGCAGGAGGCCCCTCGAACCCATTCTCCGGCGGCGCCACAGCATCGCAGTTTGGCACGCCGCCTCTTCCATGGGGAGTGGCGGTCATCGACATCTTCGCGGTCTACTCTGTCCAGACTGCAGCCCTTACCGCGGCTACGCTTGGCCTGAATCGCGCCACTTACACCGAGAACACCGCCTTCACAAATACTGCCGTCGTGGCCGCTACGGCCATCGCCTTGACGACCACGACGGGAGCAGGCACGCCGCACGTGCAAAAAGTCACGCTGGCGCAGCCGCTGAACTTCGAGATCAACGACATTTCCAATTTGAACATTGAGCTTGTCATCACGACTGCGGCTACGTCCGCGGTTCGGGTGTACGGGCTCGGAGCGCACTGCGCGGTGGAATTCGGTTAAACTATGGCCCAACTGCAAGCCAATCCATGGTCGCTTACCTCGGCTGATCCTGCTACCGCCTCCATCACGGCAGCCACAGGCCTAACGCTGAATGCCGACGGCACAGTCACGATAACCACGACCGCAGCCTTCACGTTCCACACGGCGGCGGACGTGCAGCCTGCGCAGTGGTTTACGGTGATTGGGGCGTCTGCTGCGGCCTACAATGGCTTTTACAAGCTGATCGTCGGGGCCAGCGGCGGCACGTCATTCACGATGGCGCCGCAGTTCACGATTCCTTCAGGAACAGCGCAGAGCGGTGGCGGAACGCTTGCGCAGTGCCTTTACAACGCTTACGTGCGCGTCGAAGACATTTCGTGGCAGAACGCCGCTGCTGCGGGCAACACTCTCGACCTACGGGACCGTTCGGGCAACCCCGTGTGGCAAGCGACGGCAACCGGTGGTGGCTCCCAGAATCGCGGCAAAATCTTCTGGATTAATGGTTTGACGCCAATCACCATTCAGAGCGGAGTCGTCCTCATAACCGTTGACTAGCTAGGACAGATATGTGGGCAAGCCATTTGAAATCGTATATTCACCTGCCAACTGGACAGCTCCTGCCGGCGGCGTAGCAACCTCCTGGTCGTCTCCCTATGGCGGCCTTAACGTCCAGACGCCGCCCAACCTAATCAGCCCGGCGCAGACTCCCGCGACGCTGAACTTCATGTTTCGCAACGCCGAGCTGCGAACGCGGCCCCAGTTCAAAGCCTATCTGCCTTCTCCAGACGGTAACCAGATTCTAGGCGTCGGATCGTTCCTGAGCCGCAACAACGTTTGGCACACGGTCTGCTGGACGGTGAATGGAATGTTCCAGCTTCGCGTTGGCATTCAGAATTTGCTGGCCCAGGGACAAAACCCCTGGTCACTGGTCGGAGGGCCGGCAATGGCCCCCGCAACGTTTGTGCGCTGGCGAGTGTTTCAGAGCATCCTGTACTACACGAATAACAACGGTCACGTGTCGGCTTGGGACGGGGCGGCCCTGACGCCCGTCAATGATATCGCCTTCTTAGGCGCAGGGGTTAGCGGCCTCCCCCCGTCAACTACGACACTGATCGGCGCGCAGTTCATCGGCGAACTGGACAACCATCTCATCCTGGCCTCGACTTCGGAGACGCCAATCGTTGCTGGGGTGCAGGGCGGTACAGGAGCATTCCCTCAACGCGTTCGCTGGTCGAACAGCGGCTTCAATCCGTTTGGCGCCGGCGCGTTTGGCTCTAACCTGGGGACGCAAGGCGCGACGTTCGATCCCAGCGTATTTCCAAGCGCAGGCTCGGCGGACTTCCTGGATGTGCCTGATCTCATCACAGGGCTGATGTTTCTTGGCCGGGTAGGCTACATCTTTCGCCAAAACGGAATCACCGAAGTATCGCCTACCGGCAACGGCACCGCGCCGTTTGATTTCAATCACTTGTGGGCCTCTGAGCAGGGCATAGGCAACGTCTATGCCGCTTCGATAGCGCAGTACGGCGACATGGGCATATTCGTTTCCACCGAAAATATATACAAGATCAGTGGAAGCGCTCTCACGCCGATTGGCGCAGGGGCGCGCGACGCAATCTTTGCTGACCTCGCGACAACGACGCAGCCGCCAACAGGCGTCATAGTTCCGGCCCTAACGCTGGGCTACACTTACTACGTGTACATGCTGTTCATCCTGACGCCCAGCGGCGCGACCAAGTGCTGGGTCTACTCGCTAGAGGACAACAATTGGGCGCCGTGGCAGATGAGCGATGTCACCGTCGGCATTCCCTACAAGTGCTGGATTGGCGATACACCAATTTCGGTGTCGACGCAACTCATAGTCAACAGCACACAACACAGCGGTGGAGGCCTGCCCGGAGGCGGCGGCGGAAGGTTCTGCTTTACCCCCAATACGCTGGTGCTGACTGATGATGGTTGGAGGCCGATAGCGTCGATCGTGGTAGGCGACCGTGTGGAGACCCTAACAGGATTCCGTCGCGTCTCTAAGACAATGGTTCACGAGTACAAAGGTTTGCTCCATCACATGGGCAACGACGAATGGGTTACATTCGAGCACATGATCTCCAAGGACGGCGAGGAGTGGGTGATGGCCGGCAAGGTATTCGAGCAGACTGGTGGCTACGAAGGCCTGGTCTACAATCTAGAAGTTGAGGCCGAGGACTACATCGGCCACAGCTATCGACTAAACAATGGCTGGTTTGCGCACAATCTAAAGCCATTCCAAGGATAGGCATATGGCGGTACCTTTTGGCGAGAACGGAGGATTTGCGGGGACAACGTTCTTCTTGTTTGTGCCTACTTCTGCCTCCGACACTGGCGCCTCGTTCATCTCTATTTTTGATCCTTCTAACTTCAACGATACCGTCGATGGCTCCAGCTATTCGTGGCGCTCCGAGGACATTGTGCCTGGACGCGTGCCGACGGTGCGCCGCATAATCCTGATCTACACTGACCTTGGATCGGCAACGATCACCGCAACTATAACCGGAACCAACGACAATGGAAACATCGTAACTGCCTCGGCGCAGTTCAACATTGGAACGAGCGCAGCCAGCGGCGCGATCCTTACCAAGTTCATCGACCTGACGCTGACCGCTTTCCGGCCGCAGCTGTCCATTTCGCGCGCCGCCGGCGGCGGCCCGGTGTCGATCGTAGAAGCCGTGTTGATTGGCGAAGTCGAGGAGGCAGTCCTTTGAAGCCGCCTCGCACGCTTGGCCTTAGCTCTCAGACTACCGAGCAGGTTCTGCGCTACGTTCAGGAGCTGATGTCTAAGACATTGTCGAACATAAGCTTTGGGACGACCACGTCGAACGCCGACGCCGACATGAACATGCAGGTGTACAAGGCCACAGGGACAACTCCCGCCGTGGCCAACACTGCCTTCACTGTTCAACATAATCTGCGCCATGTGCCCTTTGGATTCAGCGTTGTACGGACAAACGCAGCGGCGCACATATACGATAGCGGGACGGCGTGGACTGCGGCCACCCAAACCTCACTGGGAACGATCTCGCTGAAGTGTGACCAGGCGTCGGTAGCGTTTGTCCTAATCATCTACTGAGGGGCGGTATAATAGGGAGGGAGTGTACCCATGGCCAACGCAAATGCACAACTCGCGGGCGCTAACCTGCAAATCATTGATAACAGTAACAGTGTCCAGCGGGTCAACAGCCCAATCACGACCATTGTGGCCCAGACCAACGCCACTTTCTACGATACCTATTTCCTCGTGGCCAGCCCCGGGCCGGCATCGCTTACCTTACCAGGAGCAACCGTGTGGGTGCTGTCGATCAAGAACCTGAGCGGCTCGAACACTATCTCGATTACCCTCACGCCTACCGGCGGCGCAGCGTGGGCTTCGCCTTATGTGTTGGTGCCCAACGGAATCTTCTTGACGATGGCCACATTCTCCACGAACCCCGGCAGCGGCGGATTCACCGCGCTAAGCCTGGGAGCCAGCGGAGCCAACACCTACGCCGAAATCTTCATGGCCGCCTAGGCATATAGGCTTAAGAGCATGCAGCAAGTTGCAACCATCAACGACATCAAGCAGGACGTACTGGATGCTCTCCAGGGTCGCACCGACGTCACTGATTCGCAGATTGCGCGTTATGTTGTCAAGACGATCTACGAGCTGACGAACAGCAATCCTTTTCCTGAGCTCCAATCGACTGGGCCGCAGGTCAACCTGACCGCCGGCCAGGCGGTCTATCCTGTCTCGCTCTTCGTCAACACTGGCGACGAATACTCGATGCCCGAGTCCTTCGCGTTGTTCGTGGACACTCCTAACAACACGATCGTCGCGCCTGTTCGGTACCGAACGCCTGCGGGAATAGAAACCATGACGGCGCCGGCGGTTCTGGGAGTCCCGGCGTGGTTTACGCGCTTTGACAAAAACTTCCACTTTGGGCCAGTGCCAAACGCCAACTATACCGTGTACTTGCGCTACCAGGTCAAGCACCCGTTCCCCGCGACTCCCGACCTGAGCGACCCAATATACATTGGCCGCGACTGGCTTGACATTGTGGCCTACGGGGCGGCGATGCGAATCTGTATTCTCAAGCGCTGGACGGACCAGTACCACAGCCTGCGCGAGATTCTCTACGGAGACCCCGAGGCAATCACCAGCGACGGCAAGCGCGGAAGGCCAGGACTTATAATGGTTAAGCTGTTCCAGCAAGAGCGTGATCAAAAATACAACACGAGAAGCGTGACGGTCATGCAAGGAAGGTACGGTGCGCGATGACTCCAGCTCCTTTCAATCCCGGCGCCCTGGCAGGGGGCGGAGGCAACCCTAGCGGCTACAACATGCCGTCCGTGATGGGCGGCACTGGCAGCACGACACCTGGAGTGCCCGGCGTCGCCGAGCCTTGGCCCGGAGGCACGACTATGCCCCTGGCAGGATCGGCATTTTCAGGAACTCCATTCTCGCTGCTTCCGTTTAGCGGCTCAAATCCCCAGGTTCTCAACTCGCTCAAGCAGGCGGGCTATCCAAGCTATATCGCGGGGATGCTGGCAGACTTTTTGCAGGGCGGGGCAGGCTTTAGCCCGCAGGTGATGCAGTGGCTATTTCAGGCCATGCAGCCACAGATTCAGCAGGGCCAAGCAAACATTCTAGAGCAGTTTGGCAGCGCAGGGTTAGGCATGTCATCGCCGGCGGCCTATGGCCTCAGCAATTACCTTGGACAGGTCAATCTAAATCAAGAACAGATCGCGGCTCAGCTGTACGAGCAGGCCGTGCAGAACTATTTAGACATCTTGCTGGGCGGCAACAAGCTGGCCCTCGCTAAGGCAAGTGTGCCACAGCAGGGATTGGGATCGCTGATAGGCGGCGCGGGCCAGTTGCTTGGCAGCCTAAGCCAGATCGGTAATAGTGGCGGTTCCAGCGCTGCGACGGATGCAGCTATGGTGTTGGCGACAGGCTAAGGACGTCGAATAATGTTGATGACAACATCGGCAGGACCTGTAGGGGCAGGCGGAGGCGCTGGTGCCGTTGCGCCAATAGCGGCAGGGTCTGCCCTCGAAAAGGACAAGCTTGACCAGATGGTGCAGCAAATGCTCTCGCAGGCCGTCAAGCCTCGGCCTGCTGGGATTGGTCAGGCATCACCTCGCTTTAGCGCTCAAGACCTTAAGCCACAGGGATACCGCATGGGAGCGGTGCATACTCGTGAGGAGGACATAGGAAATGTTCTCTATAACGCGGGCACGCTCATTCACAATCTCAGTGCGCAGCATAAGCAGAACCAAGTAAGGGACGCTCTTGCGGACTGGCAGAGCCTCGATCAGGCAGTGCAGAAAGCAGAGCTAGCGGCTGGCGATCCCAATGCCCCAGATTTTAGGCAGAAGGTAATAAATAACCTGCAGCACATGACCTGGGTCAGGGCGTTTCTTGATCCCGCCAATCCCAAGAGCGTCAAGCGCCTCAAGAACATGTATAAGGCGCTTAACCAGAACATCTTCGACGAAAAAGAGAACGTGTATGGCCAGGCGTTGAAGCAGTTCCACAAATCGAAGATGGCTGAGGCGCAGTTGGAACAACTGAGGCAACAGGTCATGCAAAGCCGCTTTGAGGCCCTGGCCCAGGCTGGGCAGATGCAACCGCCCGACCCTAAAACGATGCTCGAAGCGTCTAGAATCGGCGTCGATGAAATGAAGGCCGAAAAGGAGAAGTGGGTCTTCAAGCAGGGCACCGTGGGAGATACTGCTGGTCAGTGGTACGCCTTCGATGAGAGTGATCCTTCTCGCCCGGCCAAAGAGGTACAGATTGACGGCAAGCCCATCAAGGCTCCCATCAAGCCACTGGCTAACCAGGGCAAAGTCCTGACCATCGAGGGCAAGCCTTACGGAGTCATTTCGGGTTCAGGGGTTGTAACGCCTTCTGACCCAGAGTTCCAGAAAGACGCAGGCATTCAGCGGAAGTACCTAGAGGCCAACAAGGCGTGGGCGACGGCAGAGGCTGCCAAGCAGAAACTTGCAGGCGCAAGAGCCTCCGCGTACATGGCTGGCCGTGAGTATGGCGTCGTGGACACTTGGGGAGACCGCCATAGCTTGGTCATGGCCAACGCCCAACAGATAAACAAGTACCCAGGAAGGTACGCGCCTGCTTCGAGAGCAGGGGCCATCGACATGTCGAATGCCGTATTCGACGACATGGATTACAACTCCAATAACGTTCGAGAGGCATTCAAGAATCTAAAGACAGGATTATCGCCGTATCATCGCGCACAGTTAATATTGGCGCTTATGTCGGACAATCCTGGAAATGCGGTGCAAACTTTCGTGAGTTCTCTGGCTAAGGGCACGCTTACTCTTGACCAGATCGACTACGTTACGGCGCTTGCATCGCTAGAAGAAAATGCCTATGCCTTGCGCACCGCAGGCATGGGCACGGCCTCCGATCTTTTGCGGCATGCCGTCGCTCGCATGTTGCCCGGCCCAGGAACGCCCAGAGATTTCGTTATTCGACAAATTGACATCTTTGACGGTGTCCGAAACCGTCTACGCAAGGGCCTACAAGCTGTGGGAGAATCCCCAGAAGGCGGCGGTGGCGGGGCTGGTCAGGTAATCAAAGACGCTAGCCAGATTCCAGACTAATGGCTGACAAGGGACAATCCGCTCTCGACAAAGCGATGGCCATCGTGATGAACGAGAACATCAATCCAATGGCCGCGCCTGGCACGTGGCCGGGGATTCAGGAGTTCTTCGCCCAGATGGTGCCCAACGTCTCTAATGAAGGTCTGGAGGCGCAGCGGTATCCTATGCCTTCTTACTTGCAGCCAGGAGCTGAACACGCCACGCGGACGGCGGAGCAATACAGGGACTACACTATCGCAGGCCCCGCGCTGAACGCCCGTCATCCTGTGCTCAAGGGAGTCTTTCAACAGGGCACCGACTATGTTCCCGAGACGGGAATCTATATGCTCCACAAAGGCGAGAAGGTGGTCCCGGCTGACAAGAATCCCGCCAACAAGGATAAGTCGATCACGGTCTACAAGGATAACCGCTCTATTCAAATTGATCCCAAGCTATACAAAGCGGCCAAAGCTAAGGGATGGAGTCGTAATAAGCCTACCTCAGGGACATCTGCGCCGTCGACGCCTGCTCCTGGAGCACCTGCTCCAGGAACACCTGCTCCGGGAATGCCCGCTCCAGGTGCTACCACTCCAGCAGCGGCGCAACAGTCTGCGCCTCCAACGGCCCAAGGGGGATTAGGCGGAGGTCAGCCTAGCGTGCAAGAGCAGATGAGAACGATGACGCCATTACAGGCCTTTACTCGGGGAGCCGCTCCATGGCATAGCGCTCCTGAGGGCCTGTACAAGAGACCAGGCGTCATGGGAGCGCTTGCCGCGGGAGCCGAGGACATGCTCAACCTCCGCGAGTTGGCCGCTCTGCGCGAGCAAGGGAATCTGAAAGGTTACGCAGGAATGGCAGCGGGAACGCTGCTGCCGTTTGCGGTGTCTGGCGTCATCAAGGGCATGATCGGCGGCGCAAGGACACTGCGAGGCGCCGAAGCGGCAAGCAAAGCGGCCAGAGCAGCAGAGCGTGCTGCGGAACTGCAAAAGGGGCTGGGAGGCTCGGTAAAAGACTCGCGCATTGCGGCGGACTTCACGCAGCCGATCTTGGACGCGCTTAGCCGCCAGTATGACCGTCTGCACAAGCTTCTGGACAAGGAAGTGCTTCAGCCTAACCCAAAGGTTGGCCAGCTGGCCAATCAAATGAAAGGAGCGACGGAACCCGCTATACGGCGCATTGGCGAAGATATTCTCCAGAAGATCAGGGCAACGCCTGCAGGGCAGACGCTCATCGACTACGCCAGCGCCCATGGCCTGCACAACCAGATTCAGCGGATGCTGACCAAGCTTGACGCCTACAAGATTGGGCAGTGGGAGCCGATCCTGCGAGAACTGGACAAGGAACTCGAAGCGGGCAAGGAGGCGGTGGCCAACGCAAAAGGCCTGGGCGAGGAGTGGCGCCAGCTTGGCGAGCTGTGGAAGGGCACCAACAACCTCGCCAAGGGAATCGTGCAGCGCATGTCCACCGAGAGTGGAATTATGTCCAAGTTTGGCCCCAAGATCGGTTTGGACAAGGGCTTGCCCAAGGGCGCAGCCGAGGAAGGCGCGAGGCTAGCGAAGGCCGCGGGAATCTCGAAGACATCGCTGCCTAAGCCTGGAGCGGGGATTGCCAGAACGGCGCTGAAGGGGGCGCAGGCGGCGCATCCTGCGGTAGGCGCCATTACCGGAATGACTGCCGAGCCGACTGAGTGATATAATGGAACAGGAGGTACCATTATGAGCTTTTGTCTTTCAAGGTCCGAGGCACAAAAGATTATCGCCGAAATCGAGCTGAGCGAGTACTCGCGCTCGAACGCGGGGTCTATGATTCTGAAGGGGTACTCGACGCCTGGCGGGGCTGCGGATGGCGCCAAGCCCGCGAAAGAGACGCTGATGCCAGGCCGTCTGCGCGCCGGCATCAACAAGCCCAGGACGCGCACGGACTCGCTGACCCGGAAGTACGCTAGCACTGGTTCCTAGTCGGAAGGCTAACGAATGCCTCGGCGACGTCCAAACCAGGATGCCTGGGATTTCGTCGATGGCCTGCTCTTAGCATGGGCCCTCGCGCATAGTCCATGGTATCTGCGGATGCCCAACAACCATATTTTGCGATGGAGGTTAAAATGAAGCGTCTGTTTCTGGTTGCTGTGTTGCTTGCTCCTGTTTTCGCCAACGCTGGCGTGGCACGATTCACCGCGAAACATGTGGTTGCTCCTGCCGCAAAGAGTGCCTATCATGGAGCCCACGCTGCCACCAAAGCCGCCAAAAAGGTTGCCTTCTAAGAAGGGAGCCTGCACTTACTGGGACGGCGGCGTTACTCCTTTTTGGGACCTCAAGGATGACGACTGGATTTGCGCATGAAGATTCTTCTCGTGAGCGTCAAGGGAGACGGCGCATGGTTCGTACATCTGCTTGAGAAAGAAGGTCACGACGTCGATTGGGTTTGCGCTTCCGACAAAGACGCCTCCACGCTTAGCGGCCTGATTCCGCCGCCACTCGCCAAGGCCCCTAATCCTTCTAAGTACGATCTTGTGGTATTCGACTCCTCTGGCCTGGGCGAGGCCGCCGACGATGCCAGAAAGGTTACGCCTACCATTGGCGGCTCGGCGCTTGCTGACCGCCTCGAAGATGACCGCGTCTTTGGCCTAGAGACCATGGAACGCGCAGGCATCAAGGTGCCTCGATGGGAAGCCTTCTCCTCCCCGCGAGAGGCCGTGACGTTTCTCCAAAAGAATAACAAGCGGTATGTGTTGAAGCCCATCGGCGACGATCTGCCCTCGGACCAAACCTACGTCTCCAAGAGCGCGCCCGACATGATCCGCTTCATCGAGACCCGGCTTGACGCAAAAGTCAAGTCATTCGTTCTACAAGAGTTTGTGGAAGGCATAGAAGTGTCGACCGAGGCCTGGTGGACAGGCAACGAGTGGGTGGCGCTGAATCACACGCTGGAAGAAAAGAAACTCATGAGCGGCGGTGTTGGCCCCAATACGGGATGCGCCGGCAACGTGGTATGGATGCCTGCTCGCAAGAATCCTATCTTCCAACAGGGCCTAGAAAAGATGGGACCGCTGCTAAAGGAGGCCGGGTATGTGGGAATGGTGGACCTCAACACGATCGCTACTGAAGGAGATGTATGGGGCCTTGAGTGGACCCCACGCTTCGGGTATGAGGGTACTTGTAATCTTACTCGTCTCCTTCCTATTGGCTTCGGTGATTTCCTGTTCAATATTGCTATTGGCCGCGCCCCGACGCTCAGTGAGCCCCGAGCGAAGTTTGCCGCTACCTTGCGACTATCCGTGCCACCCTATCCCTCCGCAGAATTCAGCCGCCGCAAGGTCAGAGTGCCCATTCGCGGAGTCGACCTTGACCACCTGGAATCCTTCGTGCTCTACGACGTCTCCAAGCAGGGATTCGAGCTGATTACCGGCGGCACGTATAATGTGATTGGCTCGCCAATCGGCGCAGGCGGAAGCATCAAGGAGGCGTTTGATGCAGTCGAGCAATGCATCAAATCGCTGGACATTCCAGACCTACAGTACCGCAACGACTGCTGCGCCTGCATCGAGCGGCGATATGCACAGTTGCAGTCTTGGGGTTGGCTCAGACCCCTCGGATGACGAAGGAGATGCGGTAGACGCAGAGGGCTACATCGGGAGCGACTTTGAACCGGAGCCCTATACTGACGGTTATCAGGAGACCTATGATGACACCAATTGATGCCACGGCGCTAGCCATCTTTTACTTTGAAGGCGGCAACAAAGTTGACCCAACCACGCGCAACCTGCGCAATTGCAACCCTGGCAACCTACGGCCCTACAAGGCCGGGCAGGAAACCGACGCGGGAGGTTACCGGGTATTCGCGCTGTTCCTTGATGGCTGGCTGGCACTAACCGGCGACATCATGGCCAAGGTGCATACGCGCCTGAAGCCCGAGCAGACCATGCGCGACTTTTTCAACATCTACGCGCCTGGCGCCGATCACAACGATCCTGCAGGCTACGCGCAATTCGTATGCGGCTTCCTGTCCAAGGCCCTGGGACGAGACATCACAGTGAACTCTACCATCCGGGAAGTGTACCTTTCCGCGTAGGACGCTAACTAGGGATCATCTTCGCCGTCAATTACCTCGGAGTCGGGATCATCGCTTGTGCCCATCAGGCGGTAGGCAATGGCGCGAATCTCGTCAATGGCCTGCTCCAACGCGCAGGCGCAGTCAGGACGGCGCGGAGATGCGTGGATATCGACTCCTTCTAGGTAGATAAGGAGCTGATGGCCAACGTACCTGACAGTGTCATTTCTCACCGCACCTCTCGCAGAAATTCGGCCACCGCCTTGACACGGCGCTTTACCTTAGCGGTGCGGTTCCAGGGTTGGTCGAGGAGATATGCCTTGTGTCCTGGCAGGGCGTCGCAAGCTTCTACCGTTTCGGCCTTGTCGTCAATCGAGTACTCTATGCCAGTGGCGCGGTAGACATCTATCTTCAGGGTACTATCCGCCACCACAATGATGCCTAGGAAGTTATTGACCGGCGTCAGGCCGCAGCTCTTGAGCCACCACTCAGTCTGTTTGGCGACGGTCATGCCCACCGTGGGAAAGCGCGCCGTGCATACGTAGACGTCGTGGCCAGAATTCGAGATTAGCCACGACGCAAGGTCGGTTACGCTTGAGCCCAGAGGGGAGAGCCCCAACCACCAGTTATTGTGGTGACGAATACGCGAAAATACCTTGCCCACCTCGTCCTTGGCGAGAACTTCGGAGTAGTCCCAATCGTGATGCACGTAGTTGGCGGGGATGCGCCCAGGAAACATCTTATTAACGATCTCGATGAACCCTTCGTCGAAATCGGCCAGCACCCCGTCAGCGTCCACCGCGATCTTAGCCATTTTGTCGTCCGCATCCTGCGCTGGGGCCATTATATAGCTATTGTTGCATTGAATATTGATTTTTGTGGCCGCAAACAGTGAGGCGAAAACCAGATACGCTCGCGTTTGGAGTTCTGCCGACCACGCGAATCCGGCGCTTGCGAAATAGTGCCGTACCCTCCATGAGACTTCCACGCAACACATTCCCAAGAATCCGGCATCTCGTGCTCGCCCTCGTACCCGCACAGCGCAATTCTCATGTCGGGGTTGTCGCCATGCCCCACCGCCCAATCTCTTACTCGTTTTGCAACCTGCAAGTCGTCTACCGCATATATGTCGCCATCGCGGTCAGCCTCTGCGCTATAAGGCGGGTCGAGGAATACCCCAGTAATGCCTAACTTGATCGTTGGCGTTGGCCCACATACCCGCTCCCAGTCACCGCAACAGACGCGAACACCGCGCAGTCTCTGCGCTAGCACATCGAAGTAGTCCAGCAGATAATCAGTGTGCCCAAGAGCCCCCCGCTCGATTTGGCGATGCACGCCCGTATTACGGTTCAGATGCGGCCGCCTGCAATGCGCGTGCGTATCTGTATTGCCATTACCCGCCGATGGCAGCTGGACACTACACCAACCGCCGCCGATCCATGCCGATATCCCGTAAACCCACCAGCCTGCAATCTTCACGTCGTAATAGTCCGGGTCAGACTTCATCCGCTCCCGGAATTCCGCTTGCTGGCACAGCCACAAATGACGCGCGGTTAGGTCGGCCTCGTTCACTGGCCAATC